AGCACAATCTCTGGGTCTGGAGTCATAACCGCGATTCGATTCGTCTGGATCGTGCCTCGCGTTACTGGCCCTCCTCCTCCTGTGCCGTGGTAGTGATAGAGCTTGATGGTGTCTTTGATATTGGCCACCACTGCGGAAGTGCAAAAGCGAAACAACACCCAGCCACCGTAACCGCTCGCCTCCGTGATACCTCCATTCGTTCGCAATCGCCCCGCCAATCGATCAGTCAAGTCGGTTTCGTGTGCCTTAGTGATCGCTGTTTCGTGGTTGCCTCTGCCCATTACCGCGAAGATGTGCTTGTAAGGCTCGTAGAACTTGTACGCCGTATCAACTAGCAAGTCAAAGTAGTTGCTGCCCTGGTGTTCCGGTCGCAATGCTGACTTATCCGCTCGCTTATCCCATCGCCCTTGCATGGCGCAAAATAGATCGCCGTTGTCGATGACTGGAGCATTCGACTCAAGTGCTTCGTCGAGGTGTTTACGCTCTAGCGATTGATCGCACTTTGGATTGTCGTGGTGCACGTCTGATCGAAGCAGAACCCATTGCTCCCAGTCTTTATTTTTGGTCAGCGGAATGTTTATCTCAACAACGTTCCTTTGTAACTTGTTCATCGTCCAACCCATCTTCGCGCCTCCAAATTGCTTTAGCTTCCTCTATGGTCAACTCGGCTCGACCGAGTTTGCGATTTACCCAGTTATGTAGATTGTAGCCCCAAAGCCAATAGGCTGTTGGGGATGAGAAGTCTGGCGGGTTGTCTTTGCAGTAGCCCTCGAAGTCTTCACGGCAACTGCAACCGAAGGCCGGAATCAGCAACACCCAAAGTTCATGCCACTGAGGATCGCAACCTAAATAGCCGTGTTTCTTCGCCCATGCGAACCGGCCTTGCTTGGCCTTGCGTTCTTCGCGTTTCGCATTAAACGAAACCTGAGAAGACTGAGAAGCCGCTGGAATCTCTGTCGGCTTTCGCTCTTCTTGCTGCCTTGGCTTGAGGAACTCAGACGGGCAAAATGTTTCGCTCATAATCTTATGGTATCAGGGTGATAGTAACTTCCGGGAAGTCCAACTCAAAGACGACAACGGAAGGAATGAAGATGCTGGAAAACGAATAGGCATCGACCGTGCTTTGCTTCTGTTGATGCACATCGACAATAGGATCAGCACCGTCATTGCACCTATAGCAGTCCCACCAATTGCAGTCGTTACGCTCCTCGACTGGCACTCCGACTCCTGAATATCCCAATGGGTGATCAATGCAGTCCTCACAGTCTCCGTAGTACTGATACGCGTTGATGTTTTGGTAGAAATGCGTGTGGCAAACCGTATTATCAACTCGCCAAGGATTGTTGACATAACTGAACGAATCGAAGCCGAATGCAATTAACGGAGAGGAATCTATTCGCAAGTCGTTCGGTTCGCACGGGCAATAGTTGCCGATCAACTCCAAGCAGTCGTCACACTCTCTTCCAAGACTAAAGCAGTAACCGCAACTTGTCGCTGTCACGACGTTGACGATATTCCCGCCGACGTTTGGCGGAAATTCTTCACCGACGACTGTGAAAGCGAATGCCTGCGTGCTTACTTGGCATTGTTCGTAGACGCAACTATTGACGCCATCTTCCGGCCCAAATGTAATCACCGCCGGTATATCGTCTGCGGTATCGTAGACCTTAAATCGATTGATCCAAGTTGATTGCTCCGCTCCGTAGTTTGCATTGGGGCCGTCCGTAGCACAGGTAAATGTCGGCTCCGATTCCGTTTGATCCCAAGAGCACGTTTCGTTGTTTGGTATCAATTGAGGAGGGAACCCGCTGTTGAAGTCGTAGCCTTGCCCAAGCGTGCAGCAATCACTCTTATCTGTTAGTGTCGATGTCTTCGTTGTCGCTATCTTCTCCATCGCCCCGCGACGATAGATAACCTCAATAGCACATTCGACAATGTACTTGCACTCAGGCTCGCCACCTGCACATGAGATTAGCCGCTGCATGATCGATACTCTCGTTCGACCGTACTTCCAAGCGACGAACCCGGCTATCTTCCATATCTCGTTATACGTCTTAGTGGCCTTGCCGCATGTAACAACCTCATCGCAAACGTCGTCGAAGTTAACCAGCGGCAACTCGGGAAACTCGCACCCGGTCGCCGGTGGGTCTGCGTTTACCTTTTTCGACTTGTACATTAGCGACGTGATCGAGATGCTTTCGTTCGTCCGGTTTTCGTTGACGACTCCGCAAAGGTACTCGTAATCGTTCGTAAGCGATGGCCCAGCCTCCGCCGTGTTGCAGCAATCGCTATGCACGAACTCTACGGTTTCAGTGTATAGAGGGTGCTCTATTTCTACTGAGGTTGCGATGTCCGCCATATCCTCCTCGGATAAACAGCATTCTTCGCATCCACACTTTCCGAAACAACCCATCTAGCAAATCTCCACTGCGACCCATTTAGCATCGACCGGAAAAATCATTACGGTAGCATTGGCCGGAATTGGCGTCGATGTTGGTGCCCACGCCGTATACGTCACGCTGCCGCTTGTCCAGTTGCCTGACGCTGGTTGCTTGGCAGTAACCGTACCGCTCGAGTTAGCCGCAATGCCGCCACTGCCAGCGATTGCCAACAGAGGCGTCTCACATGCGATTAGGCGAACGCAATCGGTTTCGATGTCATCTTCTCCTAGATAGGTAAATACGGCTCCCTTGCCCACTGTATACGCACTAGCAATTGGGCCGAATCGAGTTCCTGCCGTGTACGCTGAGCCGTCGCTGATCGCTCGATAAATTGGCCCCCATTGAGCCGTACCTAAATCGTCTTGATCCACCTCGTTCGGCCCGTTAAGCAGAAACGGCCCTATCACCGAATCCGTGTAGTCAAACGGCCGCGTCACCTGCAAGTAATTTCGGCCTCCAATTTCTTCGGTGCCTACGATCTGGACGCAACCGTAGGCGGGTATAGTCGAGGTTCCTTTGTTGACGAAACTGATCGGCGTTGGCGTGATCGGTCTTTCGTCCGATGCTCGGCCCTTTACGCTTTTCTCAAATGCTTTGGTGGCCTCCCATACGCGTTCCGCTTGACGCGGGGTGAAGTAGCCTACTTCCATTGCTTAGCCCCTTGTATCGCACAATAGCGACACCTTATAGACCGCTGGAGTCACCGCTGTTCCGCTCGCTGCGTCATTGCTTGCGATGGTCAATCTGCATTCGATCAATTGCCCTGGATCAACTCCAGTTGCGTTAATCGTGAAGTCGTAGTTCGCTGCCGAGAGTGAATTCATCGAGATTGCGGAAGTCGTCACCAAATCGCTCGACAGCGTGCCATCCGATCCGACGTAGGCTTCGAGGTCAATGGTGCAAGACGTATCGGCAACCGTCGTTTCCATCTTCGCACGGATGCGAACCTGGATAGTCTGCCCGTCTTCGTAGTTCGCTGGGATGGGCACGCTGAAATAGATTCGACGCGTTACGCTTCCCGATGCCTTGACGTCCCCGGCTGTGATCCGAACCGGATTAGTTCCCCAAGTCCCGGTCACTAGCCCCAAATCGTCGTTTGCTGCTGTTGAAACGGGATTGGATGCCACCGCGTCCCACACTCTGAACGAATGCACGGGAACAACTGATTCCGCTAGCACTCGTTGAGCAATCTTGGTTGGCGATATGTCGGCGTTTCCGGCAATCGTGTAATTGGTAATCACTTCCGGTGGAAGAATGATCGTTGCGTTTGGTATGGTGGTCATCAAATCAATCCTAGTGCGTTAAAAGGTAGCGAATCGAACTTCTTAAACTCGAGCCAGTAAGCGGTTACTGGCTGCCCTGGCTCCTCGGTCTGGATCCTAAATCCTTGGGCATTGAGCAAAACGGGCTTGGTAACCGGCTCTTTATTTCCGTCAACCGCTCTAACAATCCGTGTCCCTGCGTTGCCCGGCCCCGATAATTGTACACGCTCGTAGAATCCTTCGTGCCGGACGCGGGAATACCACGCCCTTTCGGGAGTCGTGCGGTAAGGAAAACGAAACTGGATCTGGGCTGTTACTTCCCAATACGCTTGCTCTCTCGTTGTCACGTTCGACGCTGCGAACTTGGTGATCCGTGCAGTCCCTGGAGGCCATCCCAGGAACAGATCAGAATTGACCGCTCGTCGATATCGTGCCTGCACGTAGGAATTAAAGATAAGCATGTTCCTCTTGATCGTTACGGTCTGATCTGGAATCGGAACCGTTACGCCGTCGATAGGCTCGCCGTTTACCGTTTGGATAGGGTTTCCGTCCCAGTCTTCATCGATAGCCTCATCCGTTTCCACGTCGTCCCAGTCGATTCTAGGAGGTGCTAGGAGTGGATTGTCCGTTCCTCCGTCGGTTAAACTTGCCAACTCTCCGTTGTAGTCGTAAATTACGATCCAAAATATCGGACTAACTCGCTGCGTGTTAACTCCATCGGAGTAAACATAAGGATAGTTTGCCGAGTAGATTGAGCCGGATGCAGGTAGCCTGTCGTCGTTAAATAGATCGTACTCGACCGCTTCTTTCGTCGTGACAACCTGAAACGCCCTCTGGAACTTGACGGTAAGTTTTCGAAACTTGTCTGTTAGTCGCTGATCGTAAACTGGACGCGACCACATTTCAGTGACTTCCAAAACGTTTGGGCTTTGCATCGCTTAGACTCCTGGGCTTTGGAATTCGATTATGGTTGTCGGTGGTTGCAACTTGTCCTTTAACGCGGTGATCGCTTCGCTAACCTTGTCGAGTTTCACAACCGTTGCTAGCGTGTTGGCCTCGATCTTCTTTTGCGAATCATCCGCCTTGCCCTTCGTAAGCAATCGGGACTCCCTTGCTGCTAAATCCGGTGTGCTGATCGTTGCCTTTATCTCTTTACTTTTCGCCGCTTCCGCGAACTGCGCCTTGGCCGCTGCGATTGCCATAGCAGTATCTTTGTCTAGCCCTTGCTGTTGTAGCCTAAATGCCTCGGCTGCTTGCTCGCCTTGCTCTAAAAGAATCTTTTGTTCTTCGAGTCGCTGTAGTTCGCTCTTGCCTAAATCCGCGATGCGTTGAAGTCTCGACTTCTCTTCGTCTTGGGCTTTCTTTTTCGCCGCTTCCGCATCTTGCTCAGTCTTGAGCATCTTTTCGGCGAACATGATCCGCTTGATGTCCGTATCGCCTAGCCCCTGATCTTTCAGTTGCGTTCGACGTGCCTCTTCCGCACCTTTCGTCAGCTCGATGTATTGGTAGTTGATATTGCGAAGGGTGGATAGAGTCGATTGATCGATCTGTGCTTTCTTCGCGGCCGCTTCATCCTCTGCGGCCTGTTGCTCTTTTATCAAGCGTACTTGCTGGGCGTGTGCACTGTACTTTTGGCTAAGCTGGCTCTGTTGCTGTCGAAGCGATTCGGCCAGTTTAATGTAACCCGCCGCTTCATTCTGCAAATCCGCGACTACCTCAGGGCTTTGCTTCGCCGCTAGTGCCTTGTCCGCTTCTTTGTTGTAGTATTGGAACGACGCAACAGCGTCATTGACCTGCTTATCGATGTCAAAAAATAATGCCCTTGCTGCTTCTTGCTGCTTGTCTGGGTCGCGGATGAGTTCGAGGTCTTGCAGATTCTCGCCGAACTTGACGCCGGATAGCCGAATCATTCTGTTGGCGAACTCGTCGGCGTCTGATGCTGCCTGCCTCATGCGTCCAGCGACATCATCAACTCCGAAAATCATCTCGCCGATCGACTTGCCCAATTGAAAAGACATGACGCCAACTAAGGCACCCAATCCAGCCTTGAACGCCGCTGCGCCAGCCCCTCCGAGTTTCATCACCTCCGAGAATTGCCCGATCTTCTCAGTGACCCCAGCGACGCCCTGGGCCGCCGCTGCAAACTCAGTCCCGCCGAGTTGCATTGCGAGCACTCCGATAAACTCGGTCGATGCTTTGGCCTTTGAGCCGACTTCCTTAACGCCGCTGACCGCGTTCTCGATGTTCTTCGCTGCGTAGACCGCTTTTGCGCTCGCTTGATCTTCGGCTTGAATCAGGATTTTTACGGCGTCACCGGCCATTATTCGCTCTCCGCTTTAATCCTGTTTTCTTCGTGCTTCAAAATCCGAACCGCATCAACAAATGAGGCTGATTGATCGAGGCTGCCACCCGCTACAGGCGGTAGCCCCTCGTTGAACAAATCAGCCATCGAAACAAATTGACCGATACTTTCGCAGTATCGATTCGGGCATCCTTTCAGGATCCAATTCCCGTTTGTGCACTCCTCGCATCCTGTGCCGTTGCATGCCGGGCATTCGATCTCGATAGGCTCCGCGTCTGTTCCCTCGTCCTCGCACTTCTTGTCGCTGCATCGTCGGCAAAGCTCGCCCTGCCTAATCAACGCCGCGACCCTCAGTCTTTTTTTTCGTTGGTGTCCATTCGCTGATTGTACGCCACCTTAATAAGCAGCTCCCTTGCCTCTCGGTACGTCAATAGGTTATCGAGTTCATCGACAACAAACGGACGCTCGACATTCCTCCATCCGACAACAACCCGCTTCAATTCGCTGATTGTCGCATCGAATATCTGGTCTATCGAGTGCTTTTCGTCAAGCATATCAACCGCTTGAAGTATGCTACGCTGCCCTCGCATCGATTGCGATAAACAAACGAATACTGGCCGCGTCTCGACGGGCTTGCTCTGGTCAACATCGAGACACACTTCAAACGATTGATCTGGCTCAAGAAAAATAGGCATCGATTATCCTGATTAGGTTGCTGCTGTAAACGTGATGGAGCATTCTTGGTCAACGTTGTTTCCATCTCGATTGGCTTGCCACTCGATTTCATCGACAACCAAGTTTTCCCGGTCTGCTTCTTGCAGGCTGATGATTTGAGCCTTGGGTGCCGTGAACGTCATGACGCTGTTCGTTGGCCCATCAAGCGACCATGTTAGCGAATGCTCCGACATATCGAGTAGTTTACCGTATCTGTCTTGAGTCGCAACCAACTTAGACTCGGGGTTTCCTGTGATCCTAATAACTCGATTGGTGATTAGACCGGCAAGGAAACCAGAAACATCTTTCGGATCTTCTCGAAGGATAACCGTGTTCCCGCTGTCAAGCGTTATATTCTCGACTTGCAGTTCAACGCTGTTCCATGTCGTCGTTGAGGATGCAAAGCGAAGCGATTGAGCGGTAGGATAGCTTGGCGCCAAGATCGCTGTATCGGTTGGACTCGCCCAAACTCCGGTAAACTCAAACTCGAAGAACGCTGATCGACCAGTAGGACAGTTCAGTTTGAACGTTCCAGCGCAACCTCGCAGCAACTTTCGCATACCGTCGATATAGACGCCAATCGTCAGAGTCTTGACGTTCGTCCCCGGTGCTTCGGTTCGCGGCGTAAAGACTTGGCCGCTTTTCACCCATCCGCAAGCCGGGAGGAAAGTATCTGCCCAGCTAGGCTCGGTTGCTGTTCCATCCCATGACGCATCGTGCTTAAAAGTCACCTTCCCGCGATAACCTCCAGGAACGCTCGCTCGCATCCCGAATGATGCTTGACCCTCTCGAGTCTCTAGTTCCGTCTCCGTTTGTATTGCGATGTCATAGCAGTTGAAAGCCGCATCTGATCCGGTAAGGCTCATTGCTGTTCCTGGAGTCGATTCGATTGATGCTGCCAATACTCGCTTGCGTTTCAATAGCGTCATTTTGATTCCTTTATTGGTTCAATGCTCTTAGTTTAATCTTACCCTGTGCCGCCAGTATAACGTCACGCAAACGGCGATTGACTTCTATAGGGAGTCGCTCCCTCGCTTTATTTTCCGCAACCTTGCCTATGCCGCCTCGGATGTAGTAGTCTCCAGGCTTCTTGCCCTTGACTTGTCGAAGCGTCCGGCGATTGGTTTCATCCGCTGTGTATACGTTACCTCTCCAATTGCGAGAGATAAAGCCGTCGAGAACCGTAGTCCACCCGCCGCCCATGTCTGGCTTGTAGACAACTCCGCTAGACTTCACCTTGCCTTTTCGCTTTCGGGTATACGTCTTGGCTTCGTGGTACTTCGCGGGGAATGGATAGCCCTCCCATAGTCCGATGGTCGCCTCGGCTCGCTTCGGTACTGCTTTGTTCTTCTGCCGTATGGTTTTCTTCAATGTTGCTGCTTTGCTTATTGGCTTACTGTTGCCCTTGTTCATCGAAGACAACTTGAGGTTAATCATCTTTCCGACAACTTGAGCAACCTCAACGCGCACGCTCTTTGCGGTGCGATTGACCGCCGTTGAAAGCACTCTCGGAAGGTGGACTTGGAAGTGTCCGAGATTGCGTTTCATTTGCTTGAGTGACTTCGCATCGATGGATATTTTTATCACGCTCGTAGCTCCGTCATGTCGTCTTCGCTAACTCGGTAGGTGATATTTAACGGGATTTGCAACCCGTCCATCCCGCCATCGGCTTGAATGTAGTTTACCGTCTGCCACTGGGCATCCGTTGCATAGCCGCCGAAGGTGTGCCACGTCGATGACACTGACGCAACGGCCTTGACAACATCGGAATGGAACGCATTGAGAAGCGAATCGATAGCGTCAGTGTTTCGCTCGTCTTGCATGATGTGGCAATGGATCAAGAATTGCTGCCGATAAGCATTGGACGGAGGCTCTCCAGGTCTGTCTAGGTCTGGCACTCTTTCCGGCTGCCCCTGTGTCAAAACGATCTGGTTATTCCTGGGCGTAAAATCTGCGAATCTAGCCGGTCGTTGCACCTCGCAAATCTCAGTCTGGTAGCCATTGGCCCCAATCATCGCATCAAGGCGAGACTTTAATTCAAGTGCTATGGACTCAACGACTGCTACCGGCATTCTAGGACTAGCATCCCTTCATCGTGGCTCAACAGTTTCAAAATCGATCTACGCTTCGGTGCTTCACCAACGCGATTCGAGAACGCTAATTCGTCCCCGCCTAAGTTTATTTCGTCGCTTGCAATCCCGCTTGACTGATCGTTGGCAACGTGTACCTCGAAAAGAGGGTAGACCACATTTCCATCTTCCGGCAAGACGCCGAGTGCTTCGCGTATCACAACTGCCTTGATCTCCCTGGATCGACCGTTACGTTTGTAGTAAACAATCGATTCTGCGAAGTCACTAGCGTTGCAAAATACGCTCTCGGCATCTTGCTTAATCAGGTCGTGCAGTGTCACTTACTAGGCTCGCTTGCAAGTGACCTTGACGTAATCGACAACCACCGAATCCACGTTGGTATTCGCGGCCTTCTGTAGTTGGATGATCGGTTGCAAGCCAAGAGCATAGCCGCTCATATCAAACGTAGTCGAGGATGCGACCTGACGCCCGTCGATGTAGAACCGAACGTTGCTCTTGCCGCCAGTGAAGTCGATCACAAATTCCTTGTAGGTCGTGCCCAAGGTCGTACCGCTCGACACGTCGTCGTTGTCCCGCGTTCCGTCATCAGTCTCGACGTATACGAGGGTGGTGCTGTTCGCACCTTCCATGCGGAACCAAGCGTTAGCCGCTACGCTGTCAGGCGTATCGTTGCGTGCGGAGCCAAGACCGAACACCAGCGTCGATCCGCTGGTGAAGGTGGAAGCACCGATCTTCACTCGCATCTCGACTCGCTGAACCAAGTCGATGTCGAAGTCCAACGCGTCGTTAAAGTGTGGGCAAACGTTTTCAATTTCGTTCGTTGCCGCCAAGGTGACGGTCAGTTCCGAAGTGCCCTTCGTGTAAACCGGTGTTCCGCTGGACGAGGTGTCATCGACTAGCCAAGGAGTCGCTGGATCCGCCGAAGTTGGAAGCGTTGCGACTGCCCCGTTGAAGTCGTCGTAAAAAATCTGGAAGTCTCGAATATCACTCATCATCAATTCCTTTGCTTTGTTTGTTTGTTTGAAAAAAGGCCCCAACCCAATCGAGCCAGGGCCGTGTGTCAATCAGGCAATCAACTACGCAGAGCGATTGCCGAAGATGCCGCGATGATCGATTACCGCTGTGCCCATCGTCTGACGGATCTTGTAGAGGTAAACATCTCGGCTCATGTCCCAATCATTTTCCAAGACTGGGGACTCTTCGCCACTGAGGAAGGTTAGTTCCATCGTGTCGACTTGCGAGTTGTCAGCGATTGCGTACCAGTTGGTAGAACTGTTCGCGTCTAGCAAGGCGGTAGCAACAACAATCAGCGGTCGAGTGCCGTTGATACCGTAGAGGCTAACTACGCCCTCATTTCCGTTCGACTGTGCAAAGGATTGACTGTTGACAATCCGCGATGCAGTCGCTGCGTATTTCTGAGGAACCAGCAAAACCTTAGGCGATAGATTCAACACCGATCCACCGAGGCCCTTTTGCTTGCTCATCAACTCGAATGCTTCGTCGAGTGTGGTTTCGCTTGGGGCCGCTGGGCTGACTGCGGTAATGTTCGTTCCGCTTGCGTGAGAAGCAGAGAACAGCGCCAATCCATCAGGCATTACAGGATTGCTCAAGAACGTGTCATAAACGAGACGCTCTTGAGTACGTCGAGCCGCTTGCCCTTGCATCGCAGGGATGCGAGAGAGAGCATCGAGGTCGTCATTTACGACGGTTTCCCAAGTCACTGTGAACTCGGCACCAAACTTGTCAACCTTGTACGACTTCTTTTGATCGCTTAATCCCTTCTCTGGGTAAGCCTTTCCCTCTGGCACCATTTCCAAGTTGGGATACTCGGAAAGCTGCGTTCGGTTGATCTGCTTGAAGTCGTCAACGCTAGCCGCTTGGCGAACCCACAAGGCCCAAGTAAACGGGGCTTCGTCGTAAGCCGCTCGGAGAGTCTTGTTGACTGCATCCTGCAGGATGTTTTGGAAACTTCCTGTCGTATGATACGCATCGGATCGTCGAACGCGGAGGCGATTGAACGTCCCTGCGTGACCCATCGCCATGCGTGCTACGTCGCCCTTAGTGTGCTTCAACGGATCGATGCCCATTCGTCGAACGCATTCTTCGGCAAGTCGGTACAAACCGACATTGCGAAACTCTGCATCACCTTGTGCTGTCGGTGCCTTGGTGCGATGAATGTTGCCTTGGAAGCAACGTTGAACCAAGCCAGCTTTTGCGGCTTGCTCAAACTTGTCGTGCTCCGATTCGTC